GTCGTAGGTGTCCGTCACTGCTACCGATGAGATGGTAGCATCGAGGATGTCGCCGGCCTCCTCGTTGTCACGATACATCGACAGCGCGTCGTCATAATCCATCCATTGGACCGTGCCGAGATACGTTGCATCGGAAAAATCCACCTCAGACGAGTGCGGATCCCAGAACATGCGATCCCAGGAAATACGACGCAGGCGCACGCACCAATAGCCGTTCTGGTCCTGCTCTACGGCGACAGCCATGCCGCCGGCACCCTCGATCAGCAGATTGCGCCAGATAGCCGAGCGCTTGTAATCGAAGTTCTCCTCGTCAGCGACGTAGTTGAGTGCCTGGCTGGCGCTGTCAGCGTCCTGCTCATGCATCGGGGTGCGGGGGAGAGCGCGCGGGTTGATGCGCTGCTGCTTCTCCAGACCAACGAGATAGTCGATCTTGGTCTTGATGCGGTTATCGATGTAGGGCGGCTGGCCGCGCTTCTTCAGCGTCTTCAGCTCTTCGGCGGTCAACTGGATGTTGTCGTGATAGTCACGGTCACGCTCGGACGCGGCGCGGGCCTGCTGTGTAGCATCCTCCGAGGCTTCGAACATCTGAACCAGTTCGTTGACGGTGATCTTGCCGTCGTCGGAGGTCACGCTGTCTTCCAATTCACGCCCTCCTCATCGTCATCGTTGCGTCGGTCGTACCTGTCGCGAACCGGCTTGGTGGTCGGGCGCTGATTGCGTCCGCTGGTCATGCGATCGAGCAACTGGCCGACAAGGCCCAGGGCGTCTACCTGGTCGTCATTGCGGCCCGTAGGGAACGTCAGTAGCTCTGACCTGAACCCGGGATACCAAGGCAACTGGTGTGGAACATGCAGCCCATCAAGCGCCATGCGACCACGGATTGACTGAGCCCTGATCGCCTTGTCACCGCGGGTCGGGAACACCTCTCGGGCAACGAACGCCTTACGCTCTCGCATACGCTTCTCGAGGAACGGCCCAACGCCTGATTTGATCTGGCCGGTTTCTTCAGCCCATCCGAGCGGCTTCCACTCCAGCACGAGATCGCAGAACGCTTCGACCCACTCGTCCGAAGCCGTCTGCCCCCGCCACAGGTCCAGTAGCCACATGCGGTCTTGCGGGTCGATGCCGACAACCACGTGAACCGTATAGTCCCCACCGTCTGCCGTGACCGCGTAGTCAGACCCGCCGTAGATTTGCATCGTGCTGCGGTCTGGCATCTTGTCGTAAGGCAGAAGCCATGCCGCTTGGAACAGGTCACCTTCCTCTGGAGCCGGCCGCTGCTGGTATAGGCTGGCCCACGTGCGGGGTTTCCGCTCGAACTGCGTCCAGTGGCTGCGAGGGAACCACTCAGGCCACAGATACTCACCTGGCTGGCGCCCTAGCGGATCGTCGCTGCGCTCAGCCATTGCCGGCAGGCACACCACTTCCCAATCAGCGTCATCACGGCAACGGATGATCCCGCTCTCGCCGTCATAGCCGATCGGCAGGATTGAGCCCGCCAAGTCCTCTTCATGCCAGCGGGTCTGAATGATGATCACCGAGCCGCCCGGCTTGAGACGGGTACGCACGTCATCGTCAAACGCCTCAATGGTCCGCTTGCGGATCACCTCAGACTCGGCGTCCTGCCGGCCCTTCACCGGGTCATCCACCACAACGAGGTCAGCGCGGTTGCCGGTGATGCCCGAGAGCAAGCCGCCCGACATGTACTCGGAGCCGTTCTCAAGCGCCCATTCATCCGCAGCGCTGCTGTCCTGGCTGATCTCCGTCCCGAACAGCGTCTTGTACGCGTCCTGCCTGACGATGCTGCGTGTCCGGCGCCCAAGCTTGCGGGCAAGGTCACTGGCGTAGCTGACGCCGATCATGCGATAGCCAGGTGTCCTGCCCATTACCCAGCTAGGAACAACCACCGAGCCATACGTGCTCTTGGCGCTGCCTGGAGGCATGAACAGCATCAGCCGGCCGTTCGGCGCTTCGATGCAGCGTTGGCAGGCGTCCAATGCAAGCACGTGGTGCGCTGCAAGGACCGTCTCGGCTCTGCGCTCCGCTTTGTCGCTGTCCTCGTCCTGCGCCTCTACTGGAGCGCCTGGGACTTCGATGTACCGCGCGTATTCAGTTAAGCTTGTGCGGGCTTTCCGGCGGCGCAGCAGCTCGAGCGCTGCGGCCTGCGGCGATGGCCTCAAGCTCTTCATCCGTCATCCTGTTGACCGGGGTCAGTTCGCCTGCGTCGCCCATGTCGGCCGTTGCGGCGAGATCCGGCATGATCTTCTTCAGCAATCCGAGGCCGGCGCTCACCTGTGTGGCGCTCATGTCTCGCTTACCTTCCACGTGCTCAATAAGCGCGTTGAGGATGTTGCTGTTCTGGATTTTAACCCGGTGCTCATTCGACATGCGAAAGCCGGGCTGTCTGCCTCGTTCAGCCATGGGGCTCTGCCTGCTCTGGTATAGGGGGATACTGGCGGGCCGCCAGAAATGCGAAAGCCCCAGCGCAAAGCCGGGGCCTTTTACCGATCGACAAACGATCCCATGCATGGATCAGAGGCAAATCAGTCACACGAAGCGACTATGCGCTTTTGTCGCCAAATTCACGGCAAATGTCAAGCGCACTTCAGGTTCTGATATCCGAGACGCACAGCCAACACATCCACGAGCCCGCGAAGCTCTACCGATGCCCTGCCGATAGCCCTGCCATCAGGTGCACGGTCACGATAGCGCCAGCGAGCGTAGGCCGTTGGGCCATGGTCACCGATGATGACGAACTCGAGCCGGCGCATGTCGTCGCGGCCAAAGTGGCTGAACAGCCGATTGTAGGCCGTGCGTGCATCCGCGCCGATCTCAATCACCGACTCCGGATTGATGCCGCCACCATCGACGGGCTCGCGAGATGGATCAACTGCCTTTGCCCCACCAACCTGGCTGCGCTCGTAGATGGCCTTGAAGCGAGCGGCGGCCTTTTCCTGCGCTTCGGTACCATGGAAGCGGCAGAACCCGCCCATGAGCGTCCTGCGGTCAAGCGCGACCCGTTCGCGGCCTGCCTGCGGGATACCAGCCTCCAGCTCGTGCAGTGTCTGCGCCCATGTCTTGAGTGGCGCCTCCACCCATACCCCGCGAATGTCAGGGCCGATCTCGGTCTGTCGTTCCTTGGTCTTTGGCTTACCCATCGTATTGCGCCCCTGGGTTGGTGAATGTGCTAGTTTAGTCTTCGCCGAAGCATATTTTCCGCTTCGCTTTCTCCATGAGGATCATCGCCTCTCCCGCTGCGGAACTAACCCATAGCTCGCCGCTCTCGAGTTCACCGATGATCAGAATGTTCGTGTAGCCCTGCCCCTTCGCCGCCTCGAGGATGTGGTCTGGTTCAAAGCGATAGTTCTGCCCCACTTCCCGCGGCTCAAACTTGACCACCGTCTCGTCGTGGCGGTTGTCCGGGGTGATCTGGCTCACCTCCGGTATCGTCACGTCGCTCATGATGCCTCCTTGCCTCCACGAGCCTCACGCTCTCGCATGGTTTTTTCGATCAGGTCGAAAGCCTCAACGGCTTCACGAACGGCGCCAGCTACGTTGAGACGGCCAGCTCCAGCCCCGCGCGCTGCGTTGAGAACGTACTGCTGGAGGAATTCTCGGCTATCGTCTGACTTGCTCATGATGCTCTCTCGCTTTGATTGGGAGGGTTAGGCCCTACAATTCATGCTGCCGACGTTCGGCCATAGCTCACCCTTTTCTGCCTTCACGGTATCGACAGCGCACCGCTGCTCCGTGAAGTCCCTGGCTATGGGAACCCATCGAAATGGGCGCATACTCAGACCTTTTCCGGCGCATCGCCGCCAAGTTGGTTCCCAACTCGTTCCTTTGGCTCCATTTCTTACGGCTGGAACCACTTCGGGCCTTTTTCCGAGGGGCCAACCCCGGCTGGACGGCATTCGAAGTCGCGGACCGTTCCGGGGGTTGCCCGGCTTGTGAAGGCCCAGAGCGCTATGGGTCACGCGCATCTGGTGTTTTTGTTTCCGGTTCGCTTCTTGTGGCCCGGCACACGGATTGACGTTCATTCGCTTGCGCTCCACGAGTCGTTACAGTATAACGTTCGTGCGTCGGGTGATCATCAAACAGACCGACGTATTTGAGGGCTTCGCGCCGTGGTGGGCGCGGGCCCTTATTCTTTTTGTGGCTGGTTTTCCTCGTCCAGGTTGTCGATGAGGTCGGCAATCGCCGCGTCCTCTGTCAGGCCCCAGCCCTGCGGGCCCTCCTCATTGCCATCGAAGTACGCCAGCCAGTCCATCGAGCGGATCGGGATGGGCGGGTATTCGTGCGAGGTGACGATCTTGCGGCTCATGCCACACCTGCCTTGGCGAGCGTCGGAAACACGGCGACCAACTGCTTGCGGCTTTCGCTTTCCATCCAAGCCGCTAACAGTTCATCCTGGCTCATTGGTCCAAGTGCGCCGTTCCACGTCTGCATGGTTTCGCAGGCTTCATAGAAGGCGTCTCGCACGAGGTCGCCCACCCTCTCGGTCAGTTCGTCAAACACGACGAGCGTGCCTTCCGCGTCCTCCCTAAGCTCGACGTAGTAGGCATCGAACGGGCCAACCTCAGGCCACGCCGTGTATCTTGGGATCGTCATGCGGCCTGCCTCATGCTTTCGATGTGACCGATGGCAGCTCGACCAATGAATTCGGAGTAGGCTGGCGGAATGGCCTGCGACAGCTCAGCGATGGTCATCCAATCGATGCCCATGGCTTCCCTGCCCTGCTCTACCGTGAAATCTGGGACGCCCTTATCGAACTTGCGCCGGCTGTCCCGCGCGCCCTCGCCGTACACACCGATGGTCCTGGCGCGCTTACGGTTGCGGATATGACCGCCGTAAACACCGATGGTCGCCCTCGCGCCATGCTGGCATTGCGGTAACAGCCCGATGTCGAAGCTCGGCTCAAAGATACGGTGACGCTGCAAGTCGGCGTCCTCGACGCCTAGACCGAACATCGTTCCGCAGAGCATGAATGTGTTGGATAGAGGCGCGCCTACCACGTTCTCGATGACGTATGGAACGCCAGCCCGCTCAAGCCGTTCGCGCGTCTCAGGGATGAGATCCACGTGCGGCTTTGCGTTGTGCATCGTCTTCATGGCGGTATGCGCCTGACATGGCGGCGACGCCCAGATGAAGTCGAAGCCGTCTAGCGGGAACTGGAGGGCATCGCCCTGAAAGAACGTGAAGGGGTAGCGGGGCTGAGGCCGGATATCGACGCCCACTACTTCGAAGCCCGCTTGGTGCAAGCCCATTGAGGCACCGCCTGCGCAGCAGAACAGGTCTAGGGCGCGCGGCTTCCTCATGCGGAAGCCTTCTCGCGGGCCATGCCGAGCGACGGGCAAACGATGGGATCGCGGGTGACGCCGTAGACGTAATAGTCCACCCCATGAGCTTCGGTCACAGCCCAGATTTCGACGGCGCCATTCTTGAAAACCAGCTTCATTTGAATGCCCCTTTTGCATCGGTTTGACCGTTATAGGCGAATACGTTATAAGGGTCAATAACAGACTACGTTATGGAGGTGGATTTGACGCTCTCGATGGAGTCGGGCACAAAGCCCCGCATGGGCCGCCCGCCGCTGAAACGAAACATGGAAACGGTTGTCACGACGATCCGCCTGTCTGCGGATGTGGCAGCGCGCATCGATGCCCTGGCGGGACCGAACAAGCGCGGCGAGTTCATCCGCAAAGCCATCGACCGGGCACTCAAAGGAAGTCCTCCCAGCCCGCCCGTCCCAGCCAAGTCGCGAAATGAGGAATAAACTTCCCATCATCGCGAAACCGGAACGTTCGCTTATCGATCTGGCTATCCACATAGGCTTTGACACCAGCCAGGATCTGGTCAGCCGTCGCGCTCAGCTCCAGTTCGATGAACTGCCCAGACGACTTGTCGAGAGTGCGCGTACGGTATCCACCCTTGATGATGGCGTCGTACTTGGAGCGGGCGATGGCCTTGCCGTCCTTGCGGGGCCAAGCCTTCCAGACCGCTTCAAAATCACCCTTGGGGGCCGCGACTGGCGCAGGCTCAGGGAACAGACGGGCAACGTTGCTCATCACTCCCCTCCCCGCTTCTTGTGCTGGATGATCCCGTGCCGAACGGTGGTGTGGTCCTTGCCAAACATCCTCCCGATCTGGGCCAGGCTGAAACCGTCCTCTCCGAGGAGGAAGAAAGCCCAGTTGCGCGCACGCACCACATCGGCAGAGCGACCCTTGCCGGCAATTTTGTAGGGCGATACGCCTGTCCTGCTGGCCACTGCAGTCACGATCCGGTTGACGCTCGGCTGGTTGAGGACCGCCCTCATTTTGGCTACCTCCTCGTCAGCCAGCTGCAGACCGTCTACGTCATGCAGCGAGAGGGACGACGACGAGGTAACGACGCGTCCGCTTGCTTTCAGTTTCGCACGCACAGCGGCAGTGCTTCGAACCGGAGTGGTTCTGTCGGCGTGGGCCTCTGCCATCGCCTGCACGAACCGCTCATCCATCTTCTGAATGGCCACTCTGACCAGCCCAGACGACGAGCGCTCCCCCTCCCAAAGACCAGATACATTCTCCATCACCACACCTCGCTTGCGTCATACCCGGCGAACGGGATCTTCCCCCGTGGCGTCAGGTTCATGCGTTTCTGATAGTCTTCGACAAATTGCTGGCGCTTCTGCTGGGCCCTGCCCAAGCCAGCCTTCCGGGCATGCTCAGATCTGGCGGTCGCCTTGTCATCGGCCCACACATCCGCCATCGTCCGCGTCGTGTTCCACGGCAGCGAGAAACCAGCCGGGACCGATGTCCCCTCAGCTACTGCGCTCCCTATGTGTTTAGGGGAGGAGGTCATAGGGGGAGAGCCTCCTGCTTCATGGGCTTGGGAGGGGCGACGAACATGTCACCCTGTGTCAGCGCCTGCGAAATGCGGCGGCACGACAGGTCAAACCATTTGGGATCTTGCTCGATGCCGACGAACTGACGACCGGCCTTGACTGCAGCGACTCCGGTGGAGCCACTGCCGCAGAACGGATCGCAAATCAGGTCGCCAATCTGGGTGAAGTCGGAGATAAGTTCCGACATGAGCGGCACCGGCTTTTCGGTCGGGTGTTCGCCCTGCCGCCCGTAGTTCACCAGATGGGTGTAGATGCCGCGCTTGCCGCCGCCGTTCCAAGAGCGGTAGCCTTTGCCGCACCAAGCGGTGACAGCGTTCTCAAAGCCTCGAGCAGCGCCCTGCCCGTTGAAACGTGGCGAAGCGTCCGGCTTGACCCAGGCAAGGGTGGTATCCCATTTGCCGCCGGCTGCTTGGATGTCGTCCCGCCACGCCCGAACGCCCTCGGCAAGGGTGAACAGAATGAGCCAGCCCGTCGACGCTGCAACGCACGCTTCGGCAATAGCGGTTCGGTTAGCATTGACTCCGTCAAAACCGAGATCCTGAACCATGTCCCGGCCATCATTGCGCCGGATACGCCCCATAGCTTTGTGCAGTTCGTCTTCGTATGGCGGGTCACTGATGATGTGGGCAACCGGCCCGATAGTCGGCAGCACCTCAAGGCAATCGCCGCAATACAGCGTCACGCCTTCCGCCAGATGCTCTACCCGGCTCACAGCCCGCCCCTCCACTGCATCCGCATGAGCCTCTGCGTTGTCTCTGCCTTGGCGGCTATGATGGAGGCTTTGTCGGAACGGGGTTCCCGAACAGGAGGGCGACCCTCGGAAGCGCGTCGGCGCGGGATGTGCTCCACAATGTCGCGCAGCAGCAGCACCTGGGTTTCTGCAATCAACGCGCGGTCACGAAGCTCAGCGGCTTCGTCGCGCTTGCGAAAGAACCTGTCGAAGAACACCGTGTAGCCCCTAATGGTGGGAGGGATGGGGGTTCAGGCGGCGGCGCGCTTCGGAAACAGCTCGTTGTGAGCCGCCAGAAGCTGCGCCTTGAACTTGCGGTGTGGCCCGGTGAGCTTGTGGCGGCCCGCTTCCAGCAGATGGATCTTGACCCGAGCGGCGTCAGGGCAGCGGTGGCTCAGCTCTGCAGCAAGTTCGATCGCTGACTTGCGCGTGTTTAGCTTCGGATAGCCGGCGATGTAGGACGTAGTCCGATGCGCGACGCGCCATACTTTGTCCTGTCGACCGGTGTGCACGACGAAGGGAGCGCCAGCGAAAGGCTCGTAGGCCGTGATGACCCAGTCCTGCAGATACGCGTAAACTCGGAAGTCGAAGCCATTCATCTCGCTCTCTCCTTTCTGTTCAGGGGGTTCAGGGGAGAGCGCGTTCGATGCGGTCGAGGCAGCGCGTGGCTTCTTCGAGCTTCAACAGGATGCCGCGGCAGTTGTCAGCGGCTTCCTCGAAGTGCCCGTTGGGGATGCCGCGGAGCGTCTGGCCGCCGGTCATTTCGGCAGAGGGAGGCGTGCCGCCGCACAGCCGGTCGGTGAGTGCCCCAAGGCGCCGCAGGAACTCGCCAGTCTGCACATTCGCCTGCTCAGCTACGCTGGCGAAGCTGTCGGGGTTGCGATCGCGCGGCGTGCCGCCTATCGGCGCGTAGATGGACTTCTCTGTCATGGTCGCGCTGCCAGTGCCGTGGTCGTATGCCATTCACGTTCTCCTTGTGTTGAGGGGTTCAGGGGGTTTTGCGGTTCAGCGCTTTTTTCGCTGCGATCTTCGCCGCCAGAGCCGCCGCAGCAGCTTCCAAATCTCTAAGATCATCATCGTCGTGAGTGGCCTTCTCGATAGCGATTTGGTGCTGGAGCTTGGCGACCTGTCGCTCACATAGCGCCAGGTACGCCCCCTTGAGCTTGGCGAACACACTCACGTCGCAGGTCTTGGCCTTGCGCTTGCGAAGGTGCTCGACGGTCCACCGGCCTACGCCAAACTGACGCTCGAAAGCGTCGTAGGCGGCGTCGAGGTCGTCGTCACTGCGCGATCCGGCTTCAAGAAAGCCGTGGACGCCACGCGCATAATTGGCGGCTGCTTCAACAGTCATCGGGGGTACCAAATGCTCAGGTTTAGGGGACGGCATGTTCGGGCTCCTGCTCTACGGTTGTGGCCATAGAGACGGGAGTTCAGGACATGACTTGGAAGACGCTGCGAGACGCACTCGAAATGGCCGCAGCGTGTGGTTTTGATGTTGATGGCGAGGACCGGAC